CTGGCGAAATCTGAAATCTGGCTTTTTCCATATGATTTCAGAAGCTTGGAAGGTCCTTTCCAGATTTCGGAAGGGTGTTTCCGAAATCTGCTCCGCAATCTGGATTTGCTCAACAAAATCAGTGACCTGCGCCAGATTTCAGATTTCAGAAAAGTCCCCCCTAAAGGGGTAGGTGTCCTCCCCGCTAAAGGCGGGGAGAGCCACCACCTACCCCTGGGCAATTTCTCGGGTCGTAGTCTGACCCGTTCCACCCCTCGAGCAGCCAACCACAAAAGGACAAAGCCCATGGCGGACCAATCCATGACCAACCCGAATCAGGAAACAGATCAAATGTTGCCGCCTGCGTTTGCCGGTCAGCGCACATTGCTCGCGCTCGATCTCGGCACAACCACGGGCTGGGCGCTGCATGGCACCGACGGGCTGATCACCAGCGGGACAGCATCGTTCCGCAATGGCCGGTTCGATGGTGGTGGGATGCGATACCTGCGCTTCACGAACTGGCTGGGCGAGTTGGAGCGGTTGTCCGGTCCCATCGCTGCCATCTGGTTCGAGGAGGTCCGACGCCATGCCGGGACGGATGCAGCGCATGTCTACGGCGGTCTGATGGCCACGTTGACGGCATGGTCCGAACTTCGGGGCGTGCCCTATGCGGGCGTTCCCGTCGGCACGATCAAGCGCCATGCCACCGGCAAGGGCAACGCCAACAAGGACGCCATGATCGCAGCTGCCCGGGCGCGCGGCTTTAGCCCCGCCGACGACAACGAAGCCGACGCCATCGCGATCCTGCTCTGGGCCATGGAAACCCACGGAGGTGCGCAATGACCGGAATGCGCTTCACACCCAAGGGCTATGGCGGCAATCGTCGCCAGCCCGACGAGGTCAAACGGGACGGCTGGAAGGAACAAGGGCTGCTGGCCGTCGCAATTGACGATGACCGGCTGACCTGGCCTGAGCGCGAATTGGTGCGCCAGCTTGGCGAGCGCCTTTACGGCAAGCGGGAACGGGAGGCACGCCATGGGTGAGTGGACAACAGCGCGGGTCGAGGATCGGCTGGAGAGCGCGGCCGACGTCTTCCGCACCTTGCCCGGCGTCATGCCGCAGGGCTTCTTCAACGCATGGCCTGAATATTTCCACAGCTTCGCGGACAAGGTCGGTCAGGAGCCGCAGATGCGGCAGCCCCGGCCGGGTCCGCGCCAGATCACCGAAGCTGAGGAGGCATTGCTCTGGTTGCGCTGGCTGGAACGGGACGATGCCCGGATCGTCTGGCTGCGTGCCGAACGCACGCAGTGGAAACCGATCTGCTGGGAGATGGGGATCAGCCGCCCGGCGGCCAACCGCCATTGGCAATACGGCGTCGCGCTGATCACTTGGCGGCTCAATGGTCGCGTGCCGCCTTCGAAGCGGTCGCAGCGCTTCGTGGTCAAGAACGCGAACAACCTGTCAAGAAAAATCGTCCTGTGACAGAATTTTCAGTGAGACATCGCAAAGGGTTACAGTTTCCGGCTGAGAGGCTACAAATTGGATATACTCGGGAGAGGAGCGCGCAGGCAAAGGCCTCGCAGCTGGCTTCCGGGGTCCATCAAAGGGTCCATATGGGGTCCAGGTCGCTAACCCACTGAATTCGCGGGTCCTTCCTGGCCCGAAACGTATACGGGCGGGCGAAGCGCGCAATATCGCTAGCGACAGGGCCGGTTTTTTGGGAAGCCACCCCGGTCGGAATCCACCCGCGACCTGCTGAAAACCACAACAAAACAAACCTTTGGCACCGGACACGCCCGGTGGCCGCTGGACACTTCGCGGAGTCCAGGCTGGCTGCCGGTGTCCGGAGTCCACCCGAGTGAGGCAAACCGAACCGCATGACCCTGAGTTTTGCCCCGGACGCGATCGAGATGTGGCCGCTGGCGAGGCTCCAGCCCTATGCGAACAACGCCAAGACACATGGCGCGGACCAAGTCGCGAAGATCGCCGCCAGCATGGCCGAGTTCGGCTGGACGGTGCCCTGCCTCGTCGCCGAGGACGGCGAACTGATCGCGGGGCACGGGCGCGTGCTGGCCGCAACGCAGCTGGGGCTGGCCGAGGCGCCGGTAATCGTGCTGGGCCATCTGACCGAGGCGCAGCGGCGGGCCTACCGGATCGCCGACAACAAGCTCACCGAACTCGGGACCTGGGATGAGGCGCTGCTCTCGGCCGAACTGAACGATTTGCTGGCCGACGACTACGACCTGTCGCTGATCGGCTTCGATGACGCGGAACTCGAGGCCCTGTTGGCTGGAGAGGTCGATCCTGAAGCCGCCTCCCGCGAGGGCGAGGACGATGTTCCCGAACCGCCTGAAACTCCGATCAGCCGTCCCGGCGATCTTTGGGTGCTTGGCAAGCACCGACTGCTCTGCGGTGACGCCACCGTGGCCACCGATGTCGAGCGTCTGCTGGGTGATGTGAAGCCGCAACTGATGGTGACCGATCCGCCTTACGGCGTGGAATACGATCCCGGCTGGCGCAACAAGGCAGGGGCTGCTGCAACCAAGCGCACCGGCAAGGTGCTGAACGACGACCGCGCCGATTGGCGCGAGGCCTGGGCGTTGTTCCCGGGCGATGTGGCCTATGTCTGGCACGGCGCGCTGCACGCGACCACGGTTACTGACAGCCTTGAGGCATCCGGCTTCAACATCCGATCGCAGATCATCTGGGCCAAGGACCGTCTGGTGCTGAGCCGCGGCGATTATCACTGGCAGCATGAACCCTGCCTCTACGCCGTGAAAAAGACCGGCAAAGGACACTGGGCGGGTGACCGCAAGCAGACTACGCTCTGGCAGATCGCAAACAAGGATCAGGATGCGGAAACCGTGCACGGGACGCAGAAGCCCGTCGAATGCATGCGCCGGCCAATCCTGAACAATTCCAGCCCGGGTCAGGCGATTTACGAGCCCTTCATGGGGTCAGGCACCACGCTGATCGCGGCCGAGACCACCGGTCGCGTATGCCTCGGAATCGAACTGAACCCGGCCTATGTCGATGTCGCCGTGGAGCGGTGGCAGCATTTTACGGGCCAGTCGGCCGTGCTGGACGGAACCGGCCAGACCTTCGCCGATCTGGCGACAAACCCACGCTGAGGCATGCATGACCTGGCTTTACATCCCTCCGGACTTGGCTCCGGAGCCGCAGACGCATGCCTGTTCGGCCTCTCCCTCTGCTCCGGCGCAGGCGGTCTCGACCTCGGGCTTGCCATCGCCTTGCCCGGATATCGAACTGTGGGCCATGTCGAATGGGAAACCTACGCCGCAGCCACTCTCGTGGCGCGGATGGAAGACGCGTCCTTGGATTGCGCGCCTGTCTGGGACGACGTTGCCAGCTTCGACGGCCGCCCTTGGCGCGGCGCGGTGGACATCGTCACTGCGGGCTATCCGTGCCAGCCGTTCTCCGTCGCGGGAAAACGCCGGGGTGCCGACGACCCGCGCCACCTCTGGCCGCATGTCGCCCGCATCATCGGCGAGTGCGAGCCGCCCTTCGTCTTCCTCGAGAATGTCGCCCATCATCTCCGCCTCGGCTTTCCTGAAGTCGCCAGCGGACTGGTCGGCATGGGCTACAAGCTTGCGGCAGGCCTCTTTACGGCGGCGGAAGTCGGTGCGCCGCACAAGCGCGAGCGGCTGTTCATCCTCGCCATCCGCGAGGGGAACGAGTTGGCCGACCCCGCGCGCCTGCTCTGGCACCCGGTCGAGTGGCGGGAACCGGACCGAGATGTTGAGAATGTGGCCGACGCCTCGCGCCAGCGCCAACGAGAACCGGCAGACGAAACCGACACCGTCGCAGGCAGCGGGCAAGCATGGGATGAACCTGGCGACCACGGCCGCGATGTGGCCGACGCCGCAGACGGACAGTTTCCGGAGCCGGGGCGGAGATCGCAAACACGAGAAGGGTCTGGACGGGATGGCCCGGGACTGGCCGACGCCGATGGCGAACGACGGGTGCAAGCCGAGCGCGGGCAATCGCAAGACGGCCGATCTGACCCATGCCAGCCGCATGTGGATGACGCCGACGGCGCGCGATCACAAGGATGGGGCGACGACATTGGCGAACACGCCTGTGAACGGCCTGCTTGGCCGCCAGGTCCTGGTGACGCCGATGGCTGGGAACGATACCTCCGATGTGCGCCGGACCTTGAACCCGCTGTTCGTCGAGGCGCTGATGGGCTGGCCCACCGGGTGGACCGGCTTCGCCTCTGTGGCAACGGCGTGGTCCCCCTGGTTGCAGCGCATGCGCTTCGAACTCTCGCAGCTGAACTGCTGGCCGATGGATGAAGGGGCACCTGCATGAAGCAGTCGCGCGCCATGTCGCTGGTCGAGTCCGTTGCCAATGTGATCGTCGGCTACGGCTTCGCTGTGGTCACGCAGATCCTGATCTTCCCCATCTTCGGGCTGCACACGACGCTGGCGCAGAACATGAAGATGGGCGCGGTGTTCACCGTGGTGAGCATCGCTCGCTCGTTCACCCTGCGGAGACTGTTCGAGGCGATCCGTGTTGCGTCGGAAAAGAGAAATCATCAATAGCCCGCGTCCATGCGGTGTGGCTTCTGTGTTGTCGCTAACTCATTCAGATCGTATGGTTTCGGAAATTTGACAGTTGATTGAACTCCGGTTTTGTCGGCCCCAAGCTAAATCGGATCGAGAGTGATTTGTTGAAAAACCTAGACGAGGAAAAGACCGATCAAGATTTGCTTCCGGATGGGTTGGAGGCTCTGCGGCAGGAGCTGAGCCTCACGGATGTGATGGGGCTGATCGAGCGCACTGCGAGATGGGTCGATCCAAAAACCTTCGAGTATCTTCCTGTGTGGTATCCGGAGCATGCGCGGCGTGTCCTGTTCTACAAGGCGAACTGGTCCGAGCCGCAGATGAACCGCAATCGTCAGACGGGCGTCAGCATCCACAAGTCTGAAGGGAATACGCACGCGAACAAGGCGCTGACGCTTGCCTTGGGGCTTCGAGCCGCGGAAAGACCGAACTGGTCATGCTGCCATATCTGGGGTGTTGATGATGCCGCCTATCAGATCAGCAATGCCGTAGTGCAGGATCGTCGTTTCTTTTCCTGCGTGGCAAACATGGTTCTTCTTCCGACGCCGCTGAAGGCGTTCACCGACGTCATGCCTGAAGTGAAGATCATGCTCCGCGTCTGCGCACTTCATCTCTATGGCTGGTCTTGCGACCATGAAGAAGTGGCTGGCATCGCCAAACAAGTTTCGGAATGGGCTGGCTGGGACGCTTACCCGAAGAGCTGGCCCAAACCGGGGACGGTTTCGCTTCCGCTCGGAACGGCCAAATTTTCCACACGGATCAAGAAAGCCGCCGACCGCAGGAAGGCCGCAATTCGCAAGGATCTGGCATCGGCCGGTGCAAATTATCCTCGCGAGGAGGTCGAAAAGGTTCTCAGCTACTGGAATGTTCCGCTCTGAAAGACCGCCGCTGCCCCATGAGGACAGCGGCAAGGCTCTGGTTTCGCAGGTGCTTCAGGCCACAGGCAGCTTGTACACGCGCCCCCTATCCTCGATCTTCTCCGAGGTCACCTCGAGCCCGAGCTTCTTCTTCAGGGCCCCGGCCATCGCGCCGCGCACCGTGTGCGACTGCCAGCCCGTCGCGGCCATGATCTCCTCGATGGTCGCGCCGTCCGGCGCGCGCAGCATGGCGATCAGCATCGCCTGCTTGGTGCCCTCGCGCGGCGTGCGCGTCTCGGGCGCGGCCTTCGGTTTGGTGAGGGTGTCCTGCGTGGGCTCCTCGGTCGGCGCGTCCGTCGCGCCTGCAGGCGCGGTGTTCGCGTCCTCGGGCTCGATGCCGATAGCGGCGAGGCCTGCGTCGGTGGCGATCAGCGTGACGCCGTGGCCGTCGCCGGTCTCGCGCCAGACGGGCTCGCCATTGCGAGTGTTCGCCTCGACCTCTTCGAGGAAACCTTTGGCGATCATGGTACTGACCACTTTGGTGGCGGCACCGCCGCGCAGGCTGTCGGGTAACGGCAAAGCGATCAGGTCGTCGCGTTGGGATGCGGCGCTGAGGATGATCGCCTGGGTGTCGGAAATCTTGGTCATGGGGTCGTCTCCTTGTTCGGGCCCGCGTCATGCGGCGCCTTCTACGACCCCAAGCCGCGCAGGGCGCGCGGCAGGTCATCGGGCTGGCTCCTTGGTCGAGTTGCATCGCTTCGTCGGCGTGACGTTCGCTCTGTCCGCGCCGCTTATCAACTCGATAAGCACATGATTTAGAATGATAATCGGAGCCACCAATGCAGGGCATGAGCGAGCGCCAGTACGCCGCGCATGTCGGCTTGTCGCGGGGCGCGATCCAGAAGGCGAAGACGGCCGAGCGGCTGATCCTCTATCGCGATGGAAGCATCAACGCGGCGGCCAGCGACGCCAAGCGTGCAGAGACGACGGACCCGTCGAAGACCCGCAAACCGCCCACGCCGAAGCTGAAACCCGTTCCCGAGGCGGCCGTTACTGCTGTCGGCGACACCTTGCGCGAACAGGGTCTGGCGGTCCCCGCGGTGGGTGGCGGCACGACCTACCTTCAGGCGAAAACCGCCAACGAGGTGCTGAAGGCGCAGGAGCGGCGCATCCGCCTGCAGAAGCTGAAGGGGGAATTGATCGAGCGGGCGCGGGCGCTGTCGCTGGTGTTTCGCTTGGCGCGCGAGGTGCGGGACGCATGGGTGAACTGGCCCGCGCGGTCGTCGGCATTGATGGCGGCGGAACTGGGCGTGGAACCGGCCGCGATGCAGAAGGCCTTGGAAAAACATGTACGCGCCCACCTCGACGAGCTTGCCGAGGTCCGGCCAGACTTCCGGTGACGATGATGGATTGACGGACCCCGGATCGTGGTCCGGGGCAAGCTTCGACGGCGCGAGCGAGATCCTGCGCGCCTGGGGTGCTGGCCTCACGCCCGATCCGGATCTGACAGTGTCGCAATGGGCGGACCGGCACCGGATGCTCTCGGGCCGCGCCTCGGCCGAGCCCGGGCGATACCGCACGGTGCGCACGCCCTACATGCGCGAGATCATGGACCGGCTCTCGCCGGGCGATCCGACCCAGCGGATCGTGTTCATGAAGGCCGCGCAGGTCGGGGCGACCGAGGCGGGCAACAACTGGATCGGCTTTGCCATCCACCAGGCCCCGGGGCCGATGCTGGCGGTCCAGCCGACCGTGGAACTGGCGAAACGTAATTCACGACAACGGATCGATCCGCTGATCGACGAAAGCCCGGAACTGCGCGAACGGGTCAAACCGGCGCGCTCGCGCGACGCGGGCAATACGATGCTCTCGAAGGAGTTCGCGGGTGGCATCCTGATCATGACGGGCGCGAACTCGGCCGTCGGGCTGCGCTCGACACCCGCGCGCTATATCTTCCTCGACGAGGTCGATGCCTATCCGGCCTCGGCAGACGAGGAAGGCGACCCGGTCACGTTGGCGGAGGCACGGTCACTGACCTTCGCCCATCGGCGTAAGGTGTTTCTGGTCTCGACGCCCACAATCCGGGGGCTGAGCCGGATCGAGCGGGAATACGAAGCATCGGACCAGCGCCGGTACTTCGTGCCGTGCCCGCATTGTGGCCACGCACAGTGGCTGAAGTTCGACCGGCTGCGCTGGCAGAAGGGCCGCCCGGAGACGGCGGAATATCACTGCGAGGGCTGCGATCGGCCCATCGCAGAACACTACAAGACGGCGATGCTGGAGGGCGGCGAATGGCGCGCGACCGCCACGGCCACCGATCCGACCACGGTCGGGTATCACCTCTCCGCACTCTATTCGCCGATCGGCTGGCTGAGCTGGGAGCGGATCGTGCGGGCATGGGACGCAGCCCAAGGGTCGGACGAGGCAATCAAGGCGTTCCGCAACACGATCCTTGGCGAGACATGGGTCGAGACCGGCGAAGCGCCCGACTGGCAGCGGTTGGCGGACCAGCGCGAGACCTGGAATGCTGGCGCTGTGCCATCAGGCGGTCTGTTCCTGACTGCGGGAGCGGATGTTCAGAAGGATCGCATCGAAGTCGATGTCTGGGCCTGGGGCCGCGGGCTGGAGAGTTGGCTGATCGATCACCTGGTCATCGAGGGAGGGCCCGGCGACCAGGCGTGCTGGCAGCAGCTGACCAATTTGCTCGGCCAGACATGGATGCATGCTTGCGGTCAGAAGATGACGTTGGCACGGCTGGCGATCGATACCGGCTACGAGACAAGTGCTGTGTATGCCTGGTCGCGACAGGTCGGCTTCGCGCAGGTGGCTCCGGTCAAAGGCGTCGAAGGATTCAACCGGTCCAGCCCGGTCACCGGCCCGACATATGTGGACGCGACCATCGCAGGCAAAAGGCTGCGGCGCGGGGCCCGGCTTTGGACGGTCGCCACGTCGACCTTCAAGACCGAGACCTATCGCTATTTGCGCCAGGACCGGCCGACGCGGGAGGAAATCGAGGCTGGGCACCTTTGCCCGCCCGGAACGATCCATCTGCCAAACTGGGCGGACGGCGAGTGGCTGAAGCAATTCACGGCCGAACAACTGATCACGGTCGCTACCCGCCGCGGCTTCGCCAGGCTCGAATGGCAGAAGCTGCGCGAACGCAATGAAGCTCTGGATTGTCGCGTCTATGCCCGGGCAGCCGCCTGGATATTGGGCGCTGACCGTTGGTCCGATGCGCGGTGGGCCGATCTGGAAGCACAGGCCGGGATCAAGGCGGTGGACATGGCTGAGGACGGGGCGGGAAACACCATGCCCGCTTCTCGGCGCGCGGGACCACAGCGGCGAACCGTGCGCTCAAGTTACATGAGGTGAATTGATGCCCACGATAGCCGAGCTCCGCGCCCGCCGCGAGACCCTGGCTGTTCAGCGTTCCTCTGGTGTGGCGCGTGTCAGTTACGACGGAAAGACGGTGGACTATCGCAGCGTCGCGGAAATCGACCGGGCCATCGAGGCCATCGACCGCGAGATTGCCACCGCCGAGGGACGACGGATTGTTCGGCAGGTGCGTGTAACGACGGCGAAGGGTCTTTGATCCATGGGCCTGTTTGATCGTTTCCGTCGCCCATCCTCGGGCGGCCCGGCAGCCGTGTCAGCGCGCCTCGAAGGCGCGATGGCCCGGCGGCGGCTTCGCGGCTGGAACCCGCCGCTGGAAAACATCAATTCGCTGGTCGCCTCGGGCGGTCCACGCCTGCTGGCGCGGTCGCGCGAACTGGTCGTGACCAATGGCTATGCCGCCAATGCCTGTGAGGCATTTGCATCAAACCTGGTGGGCGATGGCATCAAGCCCTCGTCGCTTATCACGGATGCGGCGTTGCGTGACAGCGTTCAGCAGCTCTGGCTCGCATGGACCGACGAGGCGGATGCGGATGGACTGACCGATTTCTACGGTCTGCAGGCCATGGTGGCGCGCGAAATGTTCGTGGCGGGCGAATGCTTCGTGCGTCTGCGTCTCCGCCGCGCCGAGGACAGCCTGCTTGTGCCGATGCAACTGCAGTTGCTCCAGTCGGAGATGCTGCCGTTCGAGAAGACCGAGACCGCGGCAAATGGCAATCGCATCCGTTGCGGGATTGAATTTGACGCCATCGGACGGCGCGTGGCCTATCATTTTCGCCGTCGCCATCCTGGAGACAGCACCGATCAGGGGATGGTGATCCCCGAAACGGTGCGCGTGCCAGCCGACGACGTGCTGCACATCTACCGCCCCATTGACGCAGGCCAGATCCGTGGCCTGCCGCATGTGGCGCCCGCCATGGTGCGGCTGTTCCTGCTCGACCAATACGACGATGCCGAACTTGACCGCAAGAAAACCGCGGCGATGTTCGCGGGGTTTATCACCAAGACAGCGCCGGAAGACCCGATGATGGGCGAGGGTGAGGCCACTCTTGATGGCACCGCCATTGCGAGCCTCGAACCCGGCACGATGCAGGTTCTGCTACCGGGCGAAGACGTGAAGTTCTCCAGTCCTGCAGATGTTGGGGGCGGCTATGAGGCGTTTCAATACCGAACGCTCTTGTCGGTATCAGCCTCGCTGGGGCTGCCGTATCACCTCGTAACCGGGGATGTGCGTCAGGCGAACTATTCGAGCCTGCGGGCAGAGCTGGTCGAGTTCCGCCGCCGCATTGGCCAGCTGCAACACGCGGTGATGGCGCACCAGCTGTGCCTTCCGATCTGGCGGCGCTGGCTTGAGACGGCCGTGTTGTCGGGGGCGCTGGATATCGGTGACCCCGCCGCCGCGCGAGCGGTGCAGTGGATCCCGCCACGCTGGGATTGGGTCGATCCGCTGAAGGACATCCAGGCTCAGGTGCTGGCGATGGAAGCGGGGATCACCTCACGCCGCAAGGTGGTCGAGGCCACCGGCTATGACGTTGAGGAAGTCGACCGAGAGAATGCGGCAGATGCCAAACGCGTTGCAGATCTGGGGCTGAGCTACCGCGCGAGCCCTGGCGAAACGCAGGGCGCGCGGGCGACGCCCGCAGCGCGGCCTGATCCTGGAGATGGCACGGGCGAAGACACGGGCCAAGACACGGGCCAAGACACGGGCAAAGACACGGGCAAAGGCACGGACAAAGGCACGGACAAAGGCACGGGCGACGGATCCGCCTCCACCGATCCCGCCACCGAACAGGAGTGATTATATGACAAGCTGGTATGCGATCCGCGCCCGGGGAACCGGCGCGGAAGTGGCGATCTATGACGAGATCGGTGCCCATGGGGTTTCGGCGAAGGGGTTCCTTGCCGAACTCGGCGCACTGCCAGACGGAACGCCAGTCGATCTGCGGCTGAACAGCCCGGGCGGGTCAGTCTTCGATGCGGTCGCGATTTACAATGCGCTGAAACGGCACGCGGGCACGGTCACGGTCTGGATCGACGGTATTGCCGCTTCGGCTGCGTCCTATGTCGCGATGGCGGGCGACGAGATCGTCATGCCGGAGAACGCGTTCCTGATGATCCACGATCCGTCGGGGTTGGCAATGGGCACGGCGGGCGACATGCGCGCGATGGCCGAGGCGCTTGACAAGATCGCGGGCAGCCTGGTTCGGGGATATGCCGCCAAATCCGGCAAGAGCGATGACGAGATCGCAGCGCTGATGGCGGCCGAAACCTGGTTCGATGCGGCCGACGCGGTTGCGGCGGGCTTCGCGGACCGGCTGGCGGAACCTGTGAGGATGGCCGCCCGCTTCGACATCGGTCGGTTCCGCAACGCGCCGCCCGACCTCGTCGAGGCAGTGGAAGCCACTGGCCAGGAGGATGTTCCGACCGAGGCGGAGGGCGTTCAGCCCGAACTGGAGCACGTTGGCGAGGACAGTATCCAAGACACCGGCACAAAGACCGACAGTATCGTGGACGGCGATGTCGAACCCGCCGATAGCACCGGCGAGGCGGGCAGCGACGAAGCGCTTGTCGAGCCCGAGGGGCATGGTGCCGCCGACGACATGCCCAGCCCTTCGGCTCGGATCCCGGCTCCGGATGGCGCACCGCCCGATGCCGCCGCGATCAGCGCCGAGGCAATCCGAGCCGAGGCGATCACTCATGCCCGCGCTATCGTCGATCTTTGCCGACTTGCAGGTCAGCCACAGATGGCTGGACGGTTCCTGGAACAGGACGCCCGCCTCGACGACGTCCGCATGGCCCTTCTGGCTTTGAGGTCAGAGGCCGAACCCGACATCACTGCCCATCACCCGCAACCCGGCCGGACCACGACGGCCCGCCCATGGGGTGAGATCGTCGCCCGTACCTTCAAGCTGAAAGGATAACCACGTGACCACGCTTACCGAGACCACGCATCCAGGAGGCTTCCTCGTTTGGGAGGCGTTCCGCGACTTCACCCGCGAAACCATCACCGTCGCCACAGGAACAGCGTTTGCCAAGCTCGATCCGGGCACCGTGCTGGGCAAGATCACCGCGTCTGGCAAATACACCGCCCATGATCCTGCCGCCGTCGATGGCACGGAAACCGCCGTGGCGGTGCTTTGGGGCAGGGCCGATGCCACAGGCGGCGATGTGCCAGCCGTTGCGCTGGTTCGCGGTCCCGCCATCATCAATCGCCACGATCTCGTTTTTGCCGGCACCCCCAGTGAGGGCGAGATTACCGCCGCCCATGCCGCGCTGCTGGCGGTCGGCATCCTCGTCCGCTGATCAAACCCTCAAAGGAGGCATTCCCATGACCACCATGGATATTTTTGAGGCCGATGCATTCACCATCATCGAGCTTACCCGCGCGCTGGAAAACATCCCCTTCAAGCCCGCGATCCTGTCGGGCGCCAGCCTGTTCTCACCGCGCGGCGTGCGCTCGCGCACCGTCGTGATTGAAAGCCGTGACGGCACACTGTCGCTGATCCCGTTCTCTGAACGCGGCTCGGCGGCCGAGCAACAGGTGCCGGAGCGTCGCGACATGCGCGCCTTTGTCTGCCGCCAGTTCAAGAAGCAGGACGTGCTCTGGGCCTCTGAAATTCAGGGCATCCGCGACTTTGGCTCGGAAAGTGCGACCCAGCAGGTGCAAAGCGAGGTCGCCCGCAAGCTCGCCCGTTTGCGCCAGGATGCGGAGGCGACGTTCGAATATCACCTGCTGAACGGCATTCAGGGGATCGTGAAGGATCCCAAGGACAACGCCACGGTGATCAACTACTTCACCGAGTTCGCCATCACGCCCGCCACCGAGATCGACTTCGATCTGGACAATGCGACCCCGGCCTCCGGTGCGCTGCGCAAGCGCTGCCAGGCACTGATCGAAAGCGTCGAGGACTCGATGGGCGGGCTTGCCGCCGGGGCCGTGCAGGTCCGCGCCGAATGTGGCTCAGCCTTCTTCGCCGATCTCATCGCCCACAAGGAGGTGCGCGAGACTTATCTCAACACTGCCGCTGCTGCCGATCTGCGCGGCCGGGTCGCCGACGAGGTCAGCTTTGGTGGTATTACTTTCCGTCGCTACCGCGGTGGGGCGGGCTTCGGTGTGCCGACCGACAAGGCCTTCTTCTATCCCGAAGGGGTGGAGGGCCTCTTCGAGATCTACCATGCCCCCGCCGACACGTTCGAGACGGTCAATACTCTGGGATTGCCGCTCTACGCGCGCACCATCCCCGACCGGGACCGTGACGAATGGGTGCGGCTTGAAATCGAGAGCAACCCACTGCCGATCTGCACTCGCCCACAAGTGCTGCGCTCGGCAAGGCGGACGTGATGTCTGCCTTCGACGCCGCCGTCAATTTGCTGTTCGCCGATCCGAACATCGGTCGGGATGCGGTCTACATCGCAGACGGCGGCGCACCCGTGCTGGTGCGCATCGTCGCCCGGCAGGCTGATGCGATTACCGACTTCGGCGATGCGCGGCTTTGGTCCGAAACCATGCGGGTCGACCTGCGCGTGGCCGAGGTGCCTAATCCGCGCCCGGGTGACCGCTTGGAAATCGACGGCGACGCCTTCCTCATTCAGGGCGCGCCTGTGCGGGATCGCGAGCGGCTTGTCTGGACCGTGGACTTGCGGCCGTCATAGGCTACCGGTCGTCTGAAACGCCAACTGCCAGCGGGTCAGATTATTTGAACCGCTTCATCGCACTTTGGAACGAGTCCGAGATGCTGTCCCAGGCCGATTGAAAACCCTTGCTCATATCGTCCCAGGCGGCGTTAGATGCCAGCTGCGCCTCCTTCATCTTCGCCTCGGCGTCATCGCGTTGCTTGCGCATTTCGGCAAGCTGCTTCTCGTATTCGATCTTCGCATCGGCCTGCGCTTCCTTGGCGTTTGCCTGCATCTTGTCGATCTCTGCGTTCCACTTGTCGATATTGGCCTTGGCCTTCTCTACATACGCGTCACGATCCATCGTCGTTGTCCTCCACGGTTCTGAATTTCAAATAAGGGTCCATGGTAACCTGAAAATGAAGTCTTTGGAAATTTGAGACTGAAGCTCGACATTGATCCCGACATCGTCGCGATGATGGCGGCCGAGGTCGCGGCGGGCGAGCGCGCGGTGACAGCCGCCATGCGCGAGGCTGGGGGCGGGCTCAAGACTGCCTGGCGCACGCAGATCACTGGAGCGGGGCTCGGGCCTCGGCTGGCCAACTCGATCCGTAACCAGAACTTCCCGAGGTCCGGCGAGAGCCTGGATGCCGCGGCGCTGGTCTGGTCCAATGCCCCGGTCATCGTCGGTGCGCATGACACCGGTCCGCTGATCCGCTCGAAGGAGGGGTTCTGGCTCGCGATCCCGCTGCCCGCGGCTGGCAAATCCCTGCGCGGCGGCCGGATCACCCCCGGTGAATGGGAACGACGACGCGGGCAGCGCTTGCGCTTCGTCTATCGCCGCACGGGTCCGAGCCTGCTGGTGGCGGAGGGACGCCTGAACACGAAGGGTCAGGCGGTGGTGTCGCGCTCGAAGACCGGGCGCGGCAAAGTCACCGCGCCGATCTTCCTGCTGGTGCCGCAGGTCAAGCTGCCGAAGCGGTTGGATCTGGCGCGGGACGCAGACCAGGCATTGGACAGCGTCCCGGGGCTGATCGTGGCGAACTGGGTGGAGACCCGGTTCTGAACGGTGGTGGTCGACATGTGGAAGACATTGGCATATATTGCCAATCACCTGCATGGAGACCTACATGGCCACGCGAAACGTCGTTCTCACCGATACGCAATCCGACCTGGTCGACCAACTGGTCGCATCGGGGCGCTACCAGAACGCCTCGGAAGCCCTGCGGGCGGGCCTTCGGCTGCTCGAACGCGAAGAGAGCGAACTGGGCGAGTTGCGTTCCCGGCTGCAATCCGGCCTCGAGGAAGCACACAGGGGCGATCTTGCCGAGGGTTCGGGCGAGGACGCCATCCGTCGCGCCTTTGCGGCTGCGCGCGAAGGGTCCTGATGCCGAAACCGTGGCGGCTGACGCGGGCGGCGGAAGCCTCGCTCATCGATATCGCACGTTGGACGTTCGAGACCTTCGGGCCGCGACAGGCTGCGGCTTATGAGGAAGATCTGATCGCCGTGTGCCGCGACATCGCGGCGGGAATTGCCTTGTCGCAGGATTGCCGCCGTCTAATCGATCCGTACCTGGCCGAGGATCTGCGTTTTTCGCGCTGCGGCCAGCATTTCATCGTGTTTATCGAGGACCTGGATCAGGTGATCATCATTGATTTCCTGCACAGCCGATCCGACCTGCCGGGAAAGCTGGCGATGTTGCAGGGTCCAAAACCTTACCGCAACCGTTGAGACCATTGGGTCCGATGATACCCGGAGCCCGTCGATGCCCTCCCTCCGCGAAATCATACTCACCGCGCTGCACACCCTGCTGCAGGCGCTGCCCGCCACCGTCTTGCGCGGAGAGGTCCTGCCCGAGCGGGTTCCGGCCGAGGGCCTGCTGATCCTGCGTGACGGCGAGCCGGGGGAGCCCGAAGTCACGCTCTCGCCCCTGCGCTACCACTACCAGCACCGCGCCGAGATCGAGGCGGTTGTGCAGGGCACTGACCGTGACGCCACCTTCGACACGCTGATCGCCAGTATCGGCACGGCACTCGCCGCCGACCGGACTCTCGGCGGGCTCTGCGACTGGATCGAAGCCGAAGCGCCACGGCCGGTCGATCTGCCCGTCGAGGGCGCGGCCAGCCTGAAGGCGGCGGTCATTCCGGTCGTCCTTCACTATTCGACAGCTGATCCGCTGGGATGACCCGGCGACTAGCCTGAAGGCCGCGTTCGGCGGGACGACAGTCCACTGGACTGTCGTCTGATCCGCCTCACTCCCGGTAGTCCTGCACTATTCCACGGCCGATCCACTCGGCTGACCCCGACAATCCAAGGAGAAAACGATGGCACGAGCCCAAGGGGCGCGGGCGCAGATGGCGCTTGCGTTCGAGACGACCTATGGAACGCCCCCTGTGGGCGGCTTCACCAGGATGCCCTTCGCCAGCACCTCTTTGGGGGCGGAGCAGCCACTGCTGAACAGCGAGTTGCTGGGCTACGGCCGCGATCCGCTGGCACCGATCAAGGATGCGGTGACGGCGGATGGCGATGTTGTCGTACCGCTCGATGCTGAGGCCTTCGGGTTCTGGCTGAAGGCGGCGTTCGGGACACCCACGACGATGGGCGCGGAGGCGCCCTATAGCCACGAGTTCCAGTCGGGGTCCTGGACGCTGCCCTCGATGTCCATCGAGACCGGCATGCCCGAACTGCCGCGATTTGCCATGTACTCCGGCTGCGTGCTCGACCAGATCACCTGGCAGATGCAGCGCTCCGGCCTGCTGACCGCGACGGCGCGGCTGGTGGCGCAGGGCGAGACGGTTGGCACGACGACCAGCGCAGGCACGCCCGCCGCGTTGGAGCTGAAGCGCTTTGGCCATTTCAACGGAGCCATCACGCGCAACGGATCGGCGCTCGGCAATTTGGTCTCTGCCCAGATCACCTACGCCAACAATCTCGACCGGATCGAGACCATCCGCTCGGACGGCCGCATCGACGGCGCGGACCCGTCCATTGCAGCCCTGACTGGCTCCATCGAGGTGCGCTTCGCCGATCAGACGCTGGTGACGCAGGCGATCAACGGCGAGGCCTGCGAGATGGAGTTCGCCTACGTGCTGCCCTCTGGCGAGAGTTTTACCTTCACCGTGCACGCCGTCTACCTGCCGCGTCCCCGCATCGAGATCTCCGGGCCGCAGGGCGTGCAGGCGACCTTCGACTGGCAGGCCGCCCGCGACAGCACCGTCGGCCGGATGTGCACCGCAACCCTCGTGAATGATGTGGAGACCTATTGATGCTGACGCTCGACCTGACCAACCAGCCGCGCTGGCATGATCTGGTGCCGGGCGTTCGGGTGCAGCTGCGCCCGCTCACCACGGCGCTGATGGTGGCGACCCGAAGCGATCCAGTTGTCGAAAGCCTGCCAGAGGAGGCCAGCGACGAGGAACGCGCCGTCGCCTTCGCCAAGGCGCTGGCGCGGCGGGCGATGCTTGCCTGGGAGGGCATCGGTGATGCGGACGGCAAGCCGATCGATCCCAGCCCGGAGGCCATCGACGCGCTGCTCGACGTCTGGCCAATCTTCGAGGCGTTCCAGCTGACATACGTCTCCAAAGGCCTGCTGCTGGAACAGGAAAAAAACGTCTCCGCGCTCTCGCCGAATGGTCCTTCGGCGGGGGCGAGCGCTACTGCGACGCGTGCCAAGCGACCTGCGAAACCTGCCCGGCGCGGCTGAACCGTCCGGAAACGCCGGAAGGTTGGCAGGTCTGGGACCTCGTCGGCCGTCTGGGTGGCCAGCTCCGTGTCCTGCCTGGTGCTGTGATCGGCTGGGACATGTCGGCCGCGCTGGCGCTCGGTGACGCGCTTGGTGTGCCGCCGCTCGCCATGGCCGAACTGCTGCCCGTCATCGAGGCAGTGATGGTCGCCAAACTCAACGAACAGATGGATCACTCCCATGGCTGAGAAGAGGGTCAGCGTCCGCCTTGCTGCGGTTGGCGGCCGACAGGTGCGCGCCGAGCTGGAAGGTGTCGGCGAGGCCGGGTCGCGCGGCTTCGGACGGCTGAGCCGGGAGATGGAAGCGGCCAACACTCGGCTTGCGGCCTTCTCGCGGCGGGTCTCTGTGGCCGCCGCAGCAGCGGTTGCTGCCGCTGGAGCTGCTGGCGTCGCTATGGTCCGATCCGGGCTCTCCAGCGTCGATGCGCAGGCCAAGCTCGCGCAGTCGCTGGGGACCACGGTCGCCTCGATCCAGACGCTGGAGCGCGCCGGCGAGCTTGCGGGCGTCTCGATGTCGGGCATCGAGCAGGCCACGAAGGATCTGACGCGTCGTCTCAGTCAGGCGGCGGCCGGGAGCGGTCCCGCCGCCGACGCGCTCGACCGGCTCGGGCTCTCGGCCAACGAGCTGATCGCGCTGCCGCTGGACCAGCGTGTGGGTGCGATCAACGCCGCCATCGAAAGCTTCGTGCCCGCCGCAGAGCGCGCGGCCGTGGCAGGTCAGCTTTTCGGTGAGGAAGGCTCCATCGCCATGTCGCGGATCGACACGGCGACGCTGCGACAGGCGACGCAGGACGTGCTTGCCTTCGGGGTCGTGGTCTCCGAGCAGGATGCCGACCAGATCGAGCGCACCAACGATGCCATCTCCCGGCTTGGCCTGATCTGGCGCGGGCTGTCGAACCAGCTGGCGGTGGCCGCCGCCCCCGCGCTGGAAGCCGTCGCGAACGCCATGGCTGCGGTCGCCAGCCGCACCGGGCCCCTCGGCATCGCCATTCGCGGCCTCTTCGACAACATTGGCCGTCTGACCATCTATGCCGGAACCTTCGCGGCGTTCCTGGCCGGACGCTGGGTGGCTGGCATGGCTATCGCAGCGCTGTCGGTCCGCGGGCTCGCCATGGCGCTGGTGGTCCTGCGCGGCGTGCTGATCCGCACCGGCATCGGCTTGGCTGTAGTCGGCGCGGGCGAGCTCGTCTACCAGTTCACCCGCCTTGTTTCTGGTGCGGGTGGGTTCGCAAACGCGCTGGACCTTATGGGCAATGTCGCCCGTGCCGTCTGGGACGGTATCAAGGCCACGATGTCGTCCTTTGTCGACGACTTCCGTGCGATGCGCGCCAACATTGAAGGCATCTGGCTGCAGCTCATGGGGTTCCTCTCGGCAAAATGGGCCGAGTTCCTCGGCATGATCGGGCCGACGTTCAACGCGGTTGCCGACCGCATCGGCTCGGATGTCCAGATCGACTGGTTCGGGGCGCAGTCCTACGCCTCGATGCTCGACCATGCGGCAAGCACCATGGGCGCGAGCGCCGAGCACTTTGCCCAGCGCGCCACCCAGACCCGCGCCGCGGCCTTCGACGGCGTACGCGATGCCGTTGCCGCACTCGTCGACGCGATGCGTGGCTCGAGTGAGGACACCGAAGACGCGATGGATGCTGCTGCCGCAGGCGCACAGCGTGTGACCGACGCGCTCGATCAGGCCCAGGCAGCAGCAGGCCGCGCAGGGTCGGCCGGAGGGCAGGCAGGCATGGATACCCAGACGGGCGCGCAGGAAGCCCTGACCGGCTGGCAGGCCGTCACCGCCGCTCTGTCGGACTACGCCAGCAAGGCCCGAGAGATCGGCGGCGACATTGGCCAGAGCCTTGTTGGCGCCTTCCAGTCGGCCGAGAACGCGGTCGGTGAGTTCGTGAAGACTGGCAAGCTCGACTTCCGCGACCTCGTCACCTCCCTGCTGGCCGATCTGGCAAAGCTCGCAGCGCGGCGCTTCGTCCTGGGACCGATCGCCAATGCGCTCTCCGGTGTGTTCTCCGGAGCGGGGGGTATCTTCGCCAACGTATTGCACGCGGGCGGGATGGTCGGGTCGGCCAGTCCCTCGCGCATGGTCCCGGCGATGGCCTTTGCGGCCGCGCCCCGCATGCATTCCGGCGGGATAGCCGGGCTTGGCCATGATGAAGTGCCAGCGATCCTGCAGCGCGGCGAGCGGGTGCTGAACCGGGATGAGACGCGCGCCTATGGGCGCGGCGAGCCCCGATCTGGCAGCGCGATCGTCAATGTCACCATCCAGACGCCGAACCCGACAGCCTTCGACGCCAGCCGTAGCCAGATCGCGGCAGGGCTTGCCCGTGCCGTTCGCTCCGGAATGCGAGGCCTGTAGCGTTTAGCCAAGCGAAGTGGGAACCGGTTCGTGTGAAGCGAACGCGTGAGAAAGAACCAGATGCCGCAACCGTTTCTCGATATCGCCTTTCCTGGCTCGGTTGCACGCGGTGCTACCGGTGGCCCGGGTTTTTCGACGCAGATCGTCACGCTCGCTTCGGGCGCAGAGCAGCGCAACATCAATTGGGCGAACAGCAGGGGCCGCTGGAACATCTCGACCGGTATCCGCAGCCGTGCCGACATGGCAGCGGTGATCGCGCATTTTCATGTGGTGAAGGGCAGGGCCTATTCGTTCCGGTTCAGGGACTGGAACGATTTTGACGCCACCGATCAGGCAATGATCCAGATCACGCCAACGCTCTGGCAGATCGTCAAACGCTACAATCGCGCTGGCTACGAGCATGTCCGCACGATCACCAGGCCCGTTGCCGGATCTGTCACGGTAAAGATTGCCGCAACCCCGGTCACACCGGCAGCCATCGATGCGCTGACGGGCCAGATCACCTTTGCCTCCGCGCCGGGGTCAGCGCCGACGGCCTCGTTCCAGTTCGACGTTCCTGTCCGCTTCAATACCGACAGCCTGCCGGTTCAGGCCAACGCCTGGGACGTGCAGATCGTCAACGATATCGACCTTGTGGAAGTCCTGGAGTGACAAGCTGGACATCCGCAATAACCTAGTCGCCGATACGCTTTCATGCATTTTGCCATGAACAAATCAGATTCGAAGCGCGAACATATCAGAATCAAAAGTGCCTCGGGTAATCGCCGAGTTCTGTGTCTGGGGGTTTTTGCGGCTGTCCAGCTTGGGGTTGTGCCCAATCTCATCAAGCACATCGCTTTCGGCTGGCGCACGGAATCGCCTATAAAGAAAAATGCGCGAGAAACCGAAGACGATCGTCATTAAATTTGTTGAACCGAATGGGCTCACGCATTCTGAAATGACGCTTGAGATTCCAGA